CGGCTCGGATGCGATGACCGCGGAGTACACATTCCAGAAGATCGAGGCGCGCATCCGCCGTCTGCACTTCATCGACTTCCCTCAACAGGTCGGCAAGACGCCTCCGACGGCGGAACAGTGGCTTGACGAGCTAGCACGGGCCAAGCGCCGCATCGGCACGCCGGGCAAGGTGTTCTGGAAGGAGTTTCCAGCGCAGGTGTTCCTGCGGTTCAAGTACCTGCTCGAACAGCGCGGCGCCATTGCGCCGGTGAAGGTCAACGGCAACGAAATCGCTCTCGTGCCCTATGACCCGACCGAGCAGGCGCAGGAGCACCAGGACGTGCAGATTGCCGGCCGCATTCTTGAGATGGCGAGGGCCTACCTGCCGCAGACGGCCGAGGTGATCGTCGACGGGCCGAAGACGCTGGAGAACATCAAGGAGAAGCTGCGCGACAGCGTGGTGGTGCTGCGCTCGCAGGAAGAGATCGCGCGAGCGGTGCAGCAGCTCGCGCCTGTTCTGGGCGGTGGCGGCGGTATGCCGGCAGGTACGGAGGTCGCATGAGCCCCGATCAAGAGCTGGCCCAGGCGTGGCATCGGATACTGACGGATCGCCCGTTCCCGGGGGACGGCAAGAAGGCCGTTCTGTGGCTGCGGCGGCAGCTTCTGGAGGTCATGCCGCCTGGTTCCCCGTCCTGTGCGGTGCATGAGCATGAGGGCGCCCGCAGATTGGCCGCAACCATCCTGGGATTTGCGGTGAGTGCGGACGATGACGACAGCGAACGCAGGGGCCACGGCGACAGCGGCGACGACGCAGACGACGACCTCAACCTCGAACGGCTCCGGCAGCGGTATGCCCGCGAGCACGGCGGCGGTCGCGCCCGAGGGGTTCGCCGGCGCGTCCCCGCCTGATCGACCGCAGCGCCCCGACTGGCTGGCTGAGCAGTTCTGGGATGCCGAGAAAGGCGAGATCAAGGGCGCCGACCTCAAGGCATATCTGGACGACCTCGCCGCCTTCAAGGCCGCGGAGGATTCGCGCCGCGCGGCGGTGCCGGAGAAGCCGGACGCTTACGAGCTCAAGCTGCCGGCCGACTGGAAGGCGCCGGATGGCTTCGATTTCCAGCTCGATGCGAACGACCCGATGGTCAATTTCGGGCGGCAGATTGCGCATCAGCTCGGCCTCGACCAGGCCGGATTCGAGCGCCTGGTTGGCGAGTACGCCAAGCACCAGATCGCTGAGCTCCAGAACATCGAGGCCCTGAAAGGCAAGCAGCTCGAAGCGCTGGGCCCGAAGGGCGCCGACCGCGTGGCGGCGGTNAAGAACTTCCTGACGGCCAAGCTCGGGCCGGAGGTGATGCCGTTCTTCGAGCATCTTCTGCAGTTTGCCCCTGCGGTTGAGGGGCTTGAGCGCCTGATCCGCACCGTCACGAGCGGCGGGCCCGGCTTCACGCAGGCCGGGCGCGAGAAGGCCGGAGCGGGGCAGATCGAGGGCTGGGACCGGATGACGCCGGCCCAGAAGTTCATGGCCGCGCGGCAGCGGCTTGGGATGGCCCGCGGTTGACGGGAAGGGGTGAGGAGAGCACGAAATGGCGGGAGAATTCGAGGAAGCCCTGACGCTGGTGCAGTACAGCCAGCGCCTTGAGGAGGGCAGCGCAGAGCGGGCGGTCGTCGAGACTTTCGTCGGCGAGTCCGACATCATGGCCGCGATGGTCATTCGCCCGGCCAAGAAGGGCAAGTATCGCTATCCGCAGGAAGAGGAGCTGCCGGACGTCAAGTTCCGTGCGTACAACGAGCCCGGCAACGCCAGCTCGGGGCGCACCTCCATGCAGGAGGAAGGCGTCTTCCTGATGGACGAGTACGTGAAGGTGGACCGTGCTCTCGTCGACGAGCTCGGGCCGCAGCATCGTGCGGAGCAGGAAGCGCTCAAGGTGAAGGCCATGGCGCGGCACTTCACCCGCACGTTCATCAACGGCGACAACATCGCCGATCCGCGCGAGCCGAAGGGCCTCAAGCTCCGCGCGGCGATGGATGAGCAGACCACCATTCACAATTCGACCAACTCCGGTGGCGCGCCCCTGTCGCTTGCCAAGCTCGACGAGGCGATCAACAACGTCCGCAACCCGACGCACATCATCTGCGACCGGGCGCTCAAGCCGCTGCTGAACGCCGCGGCGCGCAACCCACAGATCACCAACAACATGCTCAACTACGACCAGCGTGACCCGCTTGGGCGGAACGTTCTGGCCTTTGGCGATCTGCCGTTCCTGTTCGGCTACCCGAAGTCGCGCGACGACTCCATCCTGCCGTTCGACGAGGTTGCCAACGGCGGTGGCAGCGCCGTCACGACCTCGCTGTTCGTGGTCTCGTTCAGCGAGGATGGCGTGTTCATGATCGAGGGCGTGCCGCTCCGGGTCACGGATGAGGGGCAGCTTCCCGGTCTGCCTCTGCTGTCGACCCACATCAAGTGGGACTGGGGCCTGGTCTCGAAGGAATACTCGATCTGCCGGCTGACCAGCATCGCCAACGGCGCGATCACTGCGTAATGGGCGGGCCCGGTACGCCGGGCCCCTTTCTGCAACGGGAAGGGTGGAGATAGGACAATGGCGAAGCGCTACTACCCGCTCGACGCCAACACGCTGTTCGGCGAAGGCGTGACTTTGACGGCGACGGGCAACGTCCAGAAGAACGGCTCGGATGTCGTGCTCAAGATTGGCAAGGGGCGGCAGGACATGGCGCTCGTGATCGATGTCACGAGCTACGACGCGACCGACGGGGATGAGCTGTACACGTTTCTGCTGCAGGGCGCGGATGCCGCCAACTTCTCTGGCAGCATCGAGAACCTTGCGATGCTTGAGATCGGCCCCACCGCGGCCCGCACCGGTGGTGCCCGCACGTCGCCGACGGGGCGGTACGCCATTCCGGTCTCGAACGATCTGATCGATGAGTTCACCTACCTGCGGCTGCGGCTGATTGCAGGTGGGACCACGCCGTCGATCACGTTCTCGGCCTGGCTTTCGGAGTGCCCGTAAGAGGGGCGCTCCCACATTTGATCCTGGGAACCGACGATGCCGAGGAAGATCACCATCTATCACCGCAGCGGCGCGACTGCCGAGCTCTACACCATCGACGCACGCGAGGCCGTCGTCGGCCATCCGGGCGAGTGGAGCTTCCAGCCGTTTCCAGCGGAGAAGAAGCAGGAGCTGGCGCCCGAGGCCAAGGCTGGCGATGAAGCGGCCGCCGGCGACAAGCCGCGGTTCGTGGCGGTCCACCGCGGCAAGGGCTCCTACTCCGTCATGGACGGCGACAAAGAAGTCGTCGAGAAGCTGACGAAGGAGGAGGCGGAGAAGAAGGCGGCGGAACTGAACGCCGCCGGCTGACCCTCACCGTCTCGGCGGACGAAAGGCCCGGCCTCGTGCCGGGCTTTTTCATGTGCGGTGCATCGTCCGGGGGCGAGCGCCATCGTGCGGGCAATTCGGGAGACCGCGCATGGCAAGTCGGCTTTCCATCATCAACGATGCACTGCTCGGCACCGGCAACAACCGGCTCAACGTCGAGTATGACGGCTCCGATGCCTGGACCATGGCGGAATCGGCCTATCGGCGCGCCGTCGGCTATCTGATCGCGAAGCACGACTGGAATTTTGCCACGCGCACGGTGCCGCTTGCCGGCCTGCTGCCGTCGTCGCCGCATCCGCTCCTGTCGAAAGCCTACGCTCTGCCGGGCGACTGCCTGCACGTCTCGTCGGTCTGGATCGGGCTGAACGGCGGCCCAGGCTCGGTCCCGCTCAACCGGTACGAGATCGTCGACGACAAGCTCTGCTGCGATCACGACCAGGGCCTGACCATCCTCTATGTGCGGGCCCCCGACCCGGACAAGTGGCCGCCGGGGTTCGTCGAGGTCTGCATTGCCAAGGTCGAGGCGTACCTGCTGCAGGGCCTGAACGAGGACACGGACAACGCCCGCCGCCGGCACGCTGATGTCGAGGACATGCTGGCGGAGCTGAGGACGCGGCACGACCAACAGACGCCGGCCCGCGCCATCCTGCGCTCGCGCTCGGCCGAGCGGCGCGCGGGCGGCAGCGGGCGCGCGTTCCTNCCGGTGCCGCCGTATGGTGGGGTTGGCCGATGATCAATGCGCAGATCATTGCGCAGCGGGACTTTTCAGCCGGGCAGCTCGACCCGACGGCCGCCCGCGGCGACGACACGGACATCATGCGCGCCGGGCTCAAGCGGGCCCGGAACGTGCGCATTCTCGGCACGCGGGCGCTCAAGCGGCGTCCGGGCCGTCGCATCCTGTTCTCGACGACCGGACGCGCGGACATCGTTCAGCCGACCGCCGGCGAAACCTGGTACATGGCACTGGAGCCCGGGCGGATCACATTTCGCAGGAAGGGGGCGCTCACGGCCCAGACGATCACGGGCATGCCGTGGACGGCGGACATCATCGGCGACCTGCGCTTTGCGGAGTCGCAGAACGTTGTCATCATCTCGGGGCCCGGCATCCGGCCGCAGCTTTTCGACTACACGCCATCGATCGGCCTGTGGACGCATAGCGTTTTCGCATTCGCGACTGATCCGACGGGCGCCATCCGCGCACCATTCCACAACTTCTTTCTCGGCCGCGGTATCACGGTGCAGCCGTCCGCCCGGTCCGGCAGCATCACGCTGACCTTCTCCCAGCCTGTGCTCGATCCGGGTCACGTTGGCGTGCGCTTCCGCTATGCCGAGCGCCAGGTGGAGATCACGGCAGTCAACAGCCCGACGAGCGCCACGGCGACTGTCATCGAGGAGCTACCGCCGACCTACAACGTGACCTTCAACACTGTCTCCGGCCTGCAGGTAGGGGATATCGTCGAGGGCGTGACGAGCAGCGCGCGCGGCGTCGTGACCGGGATTGCCGGAACGACGGCCACGATCCTGGTGACGCAGAACTGGGCGGGCTTCCAGTCCAGCGAAGTGGTGGCCGGACCGCGCTCGAGGATGACGGTTTCATCGCAGTCGGCCGCCGCGCCAGCGGCAACGTTCCTCTGGGAAGAGGCGCTGATGTCGGATTTCCGGGGATGGCCGCGCGTCGTCTCCAAGGACCAGCAGCGCGTCATCTTCTGCGACTTCCCGCAGGTGGGATCGGCGGTGGTCTACTCCGCCACCGGCACCGTGAATGACTTCCTCGTGGGCGGCGAGCCGGAGGATGCCATCTTCGAGTTTGTGCCGGACAACTGCACGGTGCGGGACGTGGTGGGCGGCGCCGACGAATTCATCTTCACCGACAAGGGCGTCTACTACGTCCCTGTGTCGGAGAACAATCCGCTGGTGCCTGGCTCGATTTCGTTTCGCCGGATCAGCGACGATCCGTGTTCGACGATCCGGCCGGTGCTCACGTCCGAGGGCATGGTGTTCGTCAACGCCTCGCTGACGCGCGTGTTCGCCCTCGTCGGCACCGGACAGACGACACGGCCCTACATAATCGAGGACCTGACGCAGTACCATTCGCCGCTCATCAAGTCGCCCGTTGCGATCACTGCGAGCTCGGCCGATGTCACGACTGCAGAGCGGTATCTGTACGTGGCGAACGGCCAGGACGGCACGCTCGCCGTGGGACGCTACCAGGAACGCCGGTCGGCCGGATCGTATGTCGGGTGGGTGCCGTGGGATGGGGCCGGGCGCATCGAATGGGTGGCCTCGGGCGGTTCCGACGTGATCGTCACGGCGAGCTACAACGTGGGCGGGCAGGAGCTCCGCTTCGTCGAGGTGTTCGATGAGGGCCTTCTGGTCGACGCGGCCCAGCCGCTCGCCAGCAGCACGGGAACGGAGGTTCTGGAGTTCGCGCCCGGCGATCCTGTCGAGTTCGCGCCCGGCGATCCTGTCGAGCTGGGGGACACCTATGCGTTCAACTGGGCCGTGGGCACGACGCTCTCGGTCGTGCAGGCCGGGTGGTATCGCGGCGACTACACGATTGAGCCGGACGGCTCGCTGTCGGGCCAGATTCCGGTGCAGAGCGCGGTGGGAATGACGGGCGGCTTCTCGTTCACAGTCGAGGTCACGCCGTTCGTCCCGCATGCGCCCGAGGGACAGTCGCAGCGGCAGCGTCTCCGGCGGCGCCGGCTCAAGCAGGTTGCGGCGACAGTGCAGCGGACGCAGGCGATAGAGGTCGCCGGCTGGCTCGTGCCGTTCTACCGGGCGGGGGAGAACGAG